ATCTACAGTATGGTGGTATATTAAGAGTCGTTAGAGCAGATGGTGCAAATTTAAATAACGCAAACGTAGGTGGTATGCCTACAACACATCCAACTGGTATTGGATCAACTTCAAATCTTAAAATTAAGTCTTTTCAAGATTATCAAAATAATTACGAAGATGCTGTTACATACAGATTAGCTGCTAGAAATCCAGGCTCATATGCAAATGGAATGAAAGTTGGTTATATTGATGGTGCTGCAGATCAACAACTTCACGTTACTCCTCATGTAGTAACAAACGTTAGTGTTGGTATGGGTGTTACACAACCTATCAGTGGAACAATCGTTGGCCCAGGCACAACATCAACCGCAGATGGATACATTCAAGGTATCGTTACTGGTGTTGGTGCAAGTACAGTTGATGTTAAAGTTGTAAATCGTGTATCTGCTGCTGGAACAATATTCCCAGTAAATTACACAGAAGACGGAATCTTCGCATTCACAACAGGAACAAAGACAAGTAATACATTACCTGGCCCTGGCGTTCTATTTTCAAGTTCTAGTTCTACTATTGCAAACCCTGATGCTGGTATTTCAACTTGTGCAACAATCTTCCAAGTTGATGACTGGTATGACAATCAGTACATTCAATTAAAGAATGGTGCATTAAAGTGGTCTGAGATTGCTGAAAAACCAGGCACAAGTGGATATGCTGCTGCAAGAAACGGTTCTAATGATGAACTTCATATTGTTGTAATTGACGACAGTGGAAAGATTTCTGGAACAACAGGTGCAATTCTTGAGAAATTTACATTCTTATCAAAGGCAGATGATGCAAAGAACTCCTTTGGAGATGCAATTTACTACAAGAACTTTGTTGCAGAGAATTCAGACAACATCTTTGTTGGAATTTCAACTGGCAACGGAACAATCGCATCTGGTATTCTAACTGCATTCACTCCAACATCAACAGCAAATACTTGGAGTCAAGATGCACAAGATGTTGACTTTAACTTTGGTGGTAATATACTTTATGAATTACAAGGTGGTAAGGATTACTCTGGTGTAAGTACAGAAGGTGGTTACTCAACATCACTCGGAAACGTAATCGGTGGTTATGAAATCTTCGAGAATGAAGCAGAGTACGCAGTTAACTTCTTACTTCAAGGCCCTGGCATCACAGGTAGTCAAGCAGAATCACAAGCAAAAGCAAACAAATTGATTGCAATTGCAGAAGCAAGAAAGGATTGTTTAGCAGTTATCTCTCCAAATAGAGAGACAGTTGTTAACGTAACAAGTGCAAAGACACAAACAACTAACGTTGTTCAGTTCTATGATCCAATTACATCATCATCTTTCGCAGTCTTTGATTCTGGTTACAAGTATCAATTCGATAGATTTAATAATAAGTTCCAGTTTATGCCATTAAATGGTGATATTGCTGGATTGATGGCAAGAACATCTGAGGAACAGTTCCCTTGGTTCTCACCTGCTGGGCCTCAAAGAGGAAATATACTCAATACAGTAAAACTTGCATATAATCCTAATAAAGTTCAGAGAGATACTTTATATGTGAAGAGAATCAACCCAGTGATATTCTCACCTGGCGGTGGATTCCTCCTATTTGGTGATAAGACAGGACTTGCAATTGCATCTGCTTTCGATAGAATTAACGTTCGTCGTTTATTCTTGAACTTAGAGGCAAGAATTGAAGTTGCTGCAAGAACTCAACTCTTTGAGTTCAATGACGAGATCACAAGAGCAAACTTCCGTAATATCGTTGAACCATTCCTTCGTGGGGTTCAAGCAAAGAGAGGTATTACTGACTTCTTAGTTATTTGTGATGAAACAAACAACACACCTGATGTGATTGATGCGAATGAGTTTAAATGTGATATCTTTATCAAACCAGCTCGTTCTATTAACTTCATCGGTCTTACATTCGTTGCGACAAGAACAGGGGTTAGCTTCTCTGAAGTCGCTGGTCGAGTTTAATTAAGTCCATCTAAATAACAAAAGGAGTTAAAAAAGAAAAATGGCAACATTTAACCAAAGAAACATAACAGAGTTTCGATCCAGATTGTCTGGTGGTGGTGCAAGAGCTAATTTATTTGAAGTTGAGATTGCTTTTCCAGAGGAATTGGGAATAAATTTAACAGATATATCTGATAAAGTCCCATTTCTCGTTAAGGCTGCTGAAATACCAGCATCAAACTTAGGTAATATTCCTGTTCCATATAGAGGACGTGTTCTCCCTGTTGCTGGAGATCGTACCTTTGATCCTTGGACAGTAACTATTATCAATGATACTGATTTTATAATCAGAGATGCAATGGAGAAGTGGAGTAATTCAATTAATGATTTACAAACAGCTCAAGGTACAATAAACCCAGAAGTTTATCAAAGATCAGCTCAAGTAAAACAACTAAGTAGAGAAGGATCTGCACCTGGCGATCCAGAAAAAACTTTAAGAATATATAACTTCCAAGGAATTTATCCTAATACAGTAAGTTCTATTCCTCTTGATTTTGGTGCTACAGATCAGATTGAAGAGTTTCAAGTTACATTCAACTACCTATTCTATGAGGTAGCATCTGGATTAGGTAACTTCTAGTTGATTTATATCACAGTTTAAGTTATAATATAAATACCACTAAAGGTATAAAAGTTATACAATGGCACAACTATTTGGTTTCTCGATTGATGATTCATATAAGAAACCGTCAGAAACAGTAGTCTCACCAGTCCCCAAAAATAATGAGGACGGTGCTGACTACTATTTGGCGTCTGGATTCTATGGTCAATATTTAGATGTAGAGGGAGTATTTAAAACAGAATATGATCTCATTCGTAGATATCGTGAGATGGCATTACACCCAGAGTGTGACAGTGCCATTGAAGATATTCTGTGTGAAGCAATAGTTTCTGATCAAAATGATTCACCGATTCAAATTGATCTTGAAAATTTAAACGTAGGGCCTAATATTAAGGATCTTATTCGTGGAGAGTTCCAGTATATCAAAGAAATGCTGGACTTTGATAAGAAATCGCATGAAATATTTCGTAATTGGTATGTAGATGGAAGAATATATTATCATAAAGTCATAGATTTGGAGAAACCAGAAGAAGGAATTAAGGAACTCAGATATATTGATGCACTTAAAATTAAATATGTAAGAGAACAAAAGAAAAAAGGTGGTGCAAACGCAATACAATATACAAATAATGATCGACCAGGCGCTGACAGCAATCCACTTGATGCTGAATTTCCAGGCTTAACAGAATATTTTATATACACTCCTAACTCATATCAGAAAAATCAATATGGATCTGTTGCTGTTTCGGGACAACAGAAAGACGCAATTAAATTTGCAAGAGATGCTATCGCATATTGCACATCAGGTTTAGTAGATCGTAATAAACATACAGTTCTTTCTTATCTACAGAAAGCAATCAAATCATTGAATCAATTAAGAATGATTGAAGATTCATTGGTCATCTATCGTATGTCTCGTGCTCCAGAAAGAAGAATATTTTATATTGATGTTGGTAATCTACCAAAGGCAAAAGCAGAACAATATCTTCGTGAGGTAATGAGTCGCTATCGTAATAAGTTAACTTATGATGCATCTACTGGTGAGATTCGTGATGATAAAAAATATATGTCTATGATGGAAGATTTCTGGCTTCCTCGTAGAGAAGGTGGTCGTGGAACAGAAATTTCTACATTGCCTGGCGGACAGAACTTAGGAGAACTTACTGATGTAGAGTATTTCCAGAAGAAACTTTTCCGTTCTTTGAATGTTCCAGAATCTCGTATGGCAGATAATAGTGGATTTAGTTTAGGTCGTTCATCAGAAATATTAAGAGATGAACTTAAATTTACCAAATTTGTAGGAAGAATGAGAAAAAGATTTAGTGGTCTTTTCCATGACATTCTTAAAACTCAATTAATTCTTAAAAATGTTTGTACTCCCGAAGAGTGGGAGAAAATGAGTGATCATATTCAATATGATTTCTTATATGATAATCATTTTGCTGAACTTAAGGATGCAGAATTAATGCAAGAAAGATTGGGACTTGTTGCAACTGCTGACCCTTACATTGGAAAATACTACTCTGTAGATTATATTCGTCGTAAGATCTTACGTCAAACAGATGACGAAGTTAATGAACAGGATAAATTAATTGCTGCTGAGAAAGAGGCTGGACTTATTCCACCTACTGAACAAGAAATGCAAGTTGCACAAATGATGATGGATGCAGAAAATAAAGGACAAAAAAGTGAAATAGAACCAGAAATTGATACATCTACTGTTGAAGCACCAGAATCGCCAGAAGTTCCCAAAGGTGGCGAGATATAAATAAAACATAGGTATAGGATTTTTATCTCATGGATGAATTAATGAATTTGATTATTGCGGATGAATCTCCATCTGAAATCAGTGACTCAATAAAAAATCAATTATTTGCAAAGGCTGGTACAAGAGTCGATGCAGTTAAACCTGCTGTTTCAAATGCAATGTTAGGTTATGAAATTGAAACTGAAGAAGATGAAGCATCTGTAGGTGAACTTGATAATGAAGTCGAAACAGAAGAGGAAGATTAATGGCACATCAACCTGTTGGTACTGGATTTAGTTTTGCTACAAATCAAACCAGTTCAGGACAAACATTTACAGTTCAATCAGACACTATTCGAGTAGTTGCAAAAGGTGCTGGACAACACGTTGCAATCGGCACAACTGGCCCTGCAACAACTGGTGACTATTATGTTCCAGCTGGTGGATCTGCAACTCTATCATTAGGAAGAGTTAGTTCAATACCAGCTGTAGGAATTGCAACTGGACAAAATACAGTAGTCACACTTCTAGAGGGAATGGGTAATCCATTTAACGTCAATGATGTGGTGATTATAAGTGGCGTAACTGGTGTAACTGGATTTAATACAACTGGAAGAGTTGTTTCAATTCAAGAACCCAGAAGTGTTGGTTTTGGACAGTTTGGAGCAAAACTTACAATTGGTCATGATAGTAGAAATCTTACAGCTGGTGATGCTGATTTTACTAATACACAATTAAGAAGAGAACTTACAGTCTCAGCGGTGACTGATCACATAACAACTGGTCAATTATTCGCACAACAAGTTCAAATATCAGGAGTACAATAATGAAACTTATCAGAGAAGAAATAGAACAGGTTGAAGTTATTGTTGAAAGTCGCAACGGTAAGAAGAATCTGTATATTGAAGGAGTATTCCTTCAAAGTGAAATGAAGAATCGTAATGGAAGAATGTATCCAAAACAAACGCTAATGCGTGAAGTTGCAAGATATAACGAAAACTTTGTTCAG